CAGTACCGTCAGCGCCAGTTTGGATTTGGTCGCCAGCAGTGATAGCACCACCAGCTTCTACCATTACGGAGCCAGAGACACATACTGTTACAGCAGCACCAGCGGCAGCACCAGCGAGACATACGCCCATAGCGTTCTCACCAGCAGAATCAGCCAGATCAACTTGACCATCGGCTTCCAGAGTTACGAATTTGAATTGTGCTGTAGAAAGGTCTTCCCCAGCGATGAAAGTGCGGTTATCACGAGACTGCATAACGGCCATTGTTATTCCCCTTTGTAGGATTTAGTGATGAGTGCTTTGCCTTCGTCGGTCTTAGCTACAGCAGCATAAGCCTTGGCGAACTCACTCTTTTTCAGTTGGTTTTCGTCCATGTAGGACTTCACGAGAGCATCCAGTTTGTCAGCAGAGGTAGCGAACTCACCGTCTACATCGGACTTACCAAATTCTTGCATGGAGGCTTCAAAAGCTGCATCAGCGGCCTTGAGCATTACCATAATTGCTTCATCTTCTGAGAATGATTTCAGAAGTGACTTAGCTGCACCAGTTTCAAAGTGTGGCAGAACTTCTTCCGCTTTCTTTGTCAACTCAAGGTCAGCCTTTTCGATTTCATGTTCACGCTTGGCTACAGCAGCAGCTTCGAGTGCTTTCAGGACTGGGGCTGGGATGTCGCTCTTAGCTACCATCTCACCGTCGATGTCCATCATTTCTTCTTCCGCTTTCTTTTCGATTGAGTCGGCACGGATAACGTAACCATTGTCAATCAAACCTTTGCGGAGATGTTGGTTCTCAGCAGAAAGACGATCAAAGTCAGCCTTAAGTGCTTCAACGTCAACTTCGGGAGCTTCTACAGCCTCAAGGTCAGACTTCTCAGCGACCTCTTCAACAGCTTCATCAGCTTTTTCCATGTCGTAATCGAGAGCTTTCATAGCTTCGCCACGTCCACAACCTTTGTCATCCATGTACGCCTTTACTTTGGCTTCCATATCTTCATTCATTTTCGTAATTTCCTCTTCGGAATTGTCACGCTTGAAGAGGGAAACCATTGCTTGTGCATTGGCTGGACGATCCACAAGGGAAAGTTCTTCAAGGTGCAAGTTTTTCAGGAGATTAGGCAAGTTAGATTTCCTCCTTAATAGCACGTCCACCTATAGAGAACGCAGCGAGTTCACCAGATTTGACCATATCCCAGACGGTATCATCGAATACTTTGTAAGCGACAACCCACCCTTCACGATCAGACTGGATACCAAGAGCATCACCAATTTCTTTAGTGATAGGAAGAGAGTGGACAACTACGCCAACTTGATCTCCAACGTGCATAGCCTTGCCGACCCGCACATGCTCCATAAATTCATTAACGGCTTTTACCAGTGTGCCAGCTTCGATAACGTCACCCTGACGATCAATAACGGCTTCACCTTTTTCTGTAACTACAGAAGCCCATCCGTAGACCATACGCTGTTCGTCGTCGGTCTTAAGGATTTTACCTTCGATATTCTTTGTCATTTCACCCACCGATGTGTTGGATTCCCACATACGACATGACCAGTAGCCAGCCGTTGTCTTATCTTTCTTGGTATCACAGGAATGGCGGGAGCGGAAATTGGCACGAGCTTTGGGATCGTCCCTACGGATTTCCATGTTGGGATCACCGAAAGCTACCCGTTTGACCTTGCCACCGTCCTGTACGAACACCTCAAACTTCTTGTTGCCACCTTTGATACGACGAGGCTTGTTCAGGGTGACAGTTTCGCCTTGATACTCAGCCTTAGCGAAGTCTACCTTTAGTATCTCAGCTACAACGGCCCTGAGAGCCTCTATACGGCTCACTGATGGCTCTTCTGCCTCTTCGGTAGGCTCACCCCCTTCGTAGAACGAAATGTACGCCTCGTGGCTCTCTCCTGGCATGTACACAGCCTGTCCATCGTAGTCAGAGACGTGAGTAGCTCCACCCATGCCTAAGTCCATAGAACGAGAGATAGCTTCTGGCTCAGTAGTGAAGATGTCGTTAGCGTATTGTGCTTTACGGAGGGTAGATACTTTAGAACCAACTTTCATTAACTTGTAACCTTCGCTAGATAACCTTTGAATATACCAAATACGACTGCGTTGTTGTCAGATGTCTCACAACGAACACGAACGTCTGAGTTCTTTGGTACGATAATTGCGGGATCAAGGCTTATGTCAGAGTTTCCACCAGAGGAAGATGCTGTAAAGCAAGCCTTCTGTAAGAACACTCCGTCAGGTTCTTTTACTTCAATATAGAAATCTACTGCGGCAGATTGTTTAGCACTTACTGCACCGTAGAAACCTGTCATCACATAATAGTCTTCTTTGCTGAAAGTAGTTGCGGCCTTGAAGGACTGTTGGAAGCCCAGAGGAATGTCGATGTGTAGCTTTGTTGCATCTGTGGGTACTCCACCTGACACAGTTGTGTTTTCATATACAACCACTCTGCCACTGATCTCTGTGCTATCACTGTTGTATGCCCTAGAAACCCTAACTAGGTCTGTATCAAGGGCTACAGGGTTTTGACCCTCAAGAGTAACCGTCTGTTTTACAAAAGTGAAGTCTCCGTTTACATCTACTGTGTGACCCTCTACACCAATCTGTTGTGTATCGGATGAACTAGAAGAGGAGATAAAAGAAATGCTATTATCACTGACGTAAACTTCATTTCCACCAACTGTCCAAACTGTCTCAAGACCTGCTGCACCTAGTTCAGCGGAACGACCAAACTTAAGGAGAGACTTAGCTTTACGGTCAGTAGAAACTCTGTCACCATAGGTAGCCTCAATCTCACGTTCAGCCTGTACCAGTCGTCCATCAGGGACTTCGTATGCTCTTCTAGGCCAACCACCAAACATCTGTTCTATTTCCTTAGTTTCTTGAGCAATGATTGCGTTAGGATCAACTGGCTCACCAATATCAGGTATGAGTGCTACAATATCATCTGCTTCAATAACTATAGAGGAAGATAATGCGGCAGTGCCAAGTGCGGGTGGTTGAGTAGTTAGACTGTTGGGCGTTAATACAGACTCTTCGTTATACTCAGGTAAGCCTATTGTAGGTAAGCCAGAGGCTACATTGAGTATAGACAGGCTGTGATCTTGTGCTAAACTTGACTGAGGTACAACAGGAGACCCTGTAAGCAACCCTGATATTGTTAAGTCATGCTCTTGTGTAATACTTGGGCCACCTAAGACTGGTGTACCAAATGTAAGAACTACACTCGTTAGACTGTGGCCTTGAGTAAGACTTGGGGTCTGTAGTAACGGCGACCCAGTGGCAAAGCTAGTTACATCTAGGTCATGTGTTTGCGTCAGTGTAGGAGTATCTATCGACGGAGCTTGTGAGGCGACATTAGCTGCCGTAAGCTCTATGTTTAGTACGCCCCCATCATCGCCCAGAGGATTAGAGGCTAATGGGGAAAAGCCTAGCATTTAATTACCTCAAGCGTTCACTAATATCTCTTTGATTGTGTAGTTAGTTGTGGTTGCAGAACTTGGGGTGGCTAACAGCCTTACGTTACCACCAGATATGTCTACATCAAATGTTGCCAATGGCTCACCAGTGTAAATTTGAGCATACTCTGTAGCAAAAGCTGTAGTATCGTCGTGTACTATAAGGAGTTCAGATGTCTGCCTATCAGTTCCACGTTTAGCAGTGACTAGAAGTTTAGCGGAAGTGTAATCAGAGACCGCATAACTGGCTATAGCTGTCTGCGAAGTTGTAGAAGTATCAACTAATGTTTCCGCTAATCCGCCACCAGAAAAGTCTTGCGCTGTGGACGATGAGAACACATAAGCAGAGCCACTCAAGTTAATCCTCGACCCAGAGTTACTGCTTTCGACCACTGACCGTGTAAGTGTAGCAGAACCCCCGCTTACAACATCTACATAAACACTCAAAGTCCCAATAGTGCCACCTAAACGAGCTTCATAGAAAGTTAAGTTTTGGACACTTTGGCTCAAGGAAATCTGGGGACTTCTTAACCAGAATATGTCGTTGTTCACAACTGGAGAAGAGGATTCTGTGTAAACGTAGTAGTTTGTACCAGACGCACCAGTCGTCAAACCTGTGGATGAAGAGGGTGTACCACCCAAGTCCCTGTTCCACCTTTCTGATGTCGTGCCTGTGCCAAGACTAATAAAACTTGCGTCAGTGTAGTTAGTGTAACTGCCACTTGAGGTAGTCTGGAAGTTCTCTGTACTTGACTCAAAACTGTAAGTTGTTCCATCTACAGCAATTTGATCTAACTGAAGGTCAGCAAAGAAAGCTGTGCCACTAGCAGCAACCTGATGGCTGAAAACTAACCTTACGGTTGCTCCCGCATAAGCGGATAGGTTTACCGTTCTTTGAACCCACGAACCAGATTGACCAGAAACACTGAATAGGCTATCACTTAATCCTGTGGGCATACCTGAGATTATGCCAGTGCCTATTTCCCAATTATCTCCGTCCTCAACTACATACCTTAACTCGTCTCCAGTGACAGCACCCGCTGAGTAAAAATCTCTATAGCCTGTATCAGCAGAACCTAAAACTACTAGCTCACCAGTACCAGTCGTGCTGGTTGACACCTTGGCCCTATTTAATAACTTGACCATGAGTCACCTCTTATGCAGGATCAGGGATACCGACAGAGAATGACCCCAGTGAAAAAGTATTACCAGATGTTACAGACTGTGAAGCTGAGAGAGTGTTAGTAGCTAACAATCGTGAGTTTGTGGTATCTACTATGGCAAAGTGTGTGGCGGAACCTGTACCTGTCACAGAACCGTCAGATAAAGCCGCTACAGTAACTTCACGACCACCGCCAGAACGATCAGCAGGTTCGCCGATAGAAAGTGTAGTAGAATTACCAAGTGTGTAGGTGGAAGTTGCCTCAGCATACGTTGTGGCTTCTTGTGAAGTAATGTGTATAGCATTTGCCTCTGTGTCTAGCACAGAAAGGCCATTGTCAAATACTCTGTCTGATAAACTTGCCATTGTTACTCTTCCTCTTCAACTGTAGTGGGTTGACCAACATCAGGGTCATACTCTAAGTCAGCTATGTCCATAAGGTCTTTAACAACCTCTGGGTGTGAGGATACGTCAATGTTAGCGCCATTCAAGTTACGGAGGAAAGCTGCAACCTCACGGAGATCGTGCGGAGCGACATCACCAGCTTCGATAGTTGGCATCAGGTCATAATTCAGACCGTTCAACTGCCAAAGACGCTCGACCAACTGTTTGTTGAGAACGTCAACGATTGCTTGGATGTAACTCTCAAGCGCACGGAGGAACAGGTCTGTCTTCGACTTGGAGAGAGCATAAGAACCCCCAGAGGAACCAAGCAGAAGAAACTCAGAAAGGACACTACGGGCAATGTCATGCTGGTAACGACTTACGATTGGGTTAATGTCAATGTTGCGTTTACCATTGGATGCCATAAGCTCAATGTCAACTAATCTAGTGGAGGAAGGCGCTCCGTCTTTATCGGGGTAGGTGTCGGAAGGCAGTATAATGTAACCTTGCTCGTTGAACTTAACGTCTCGTAAGATTTGCTGCAAGTTGTGTACAAATCCTGATTGAGCAGAAGAAGCGTCCCCAGAAAGATACTCAGCGGGAATACGAGCGACAGGAATACC